TGAACCGCAAGCACCTCACAAACCGCGTAACGACAGCGTTTCTTCGACTTTTGAGGTCGTACCCAGTTATCCAAAAAGTGGGTAAAACACCCGATCTAAAGGATTTTGTACCCAAAATGAAAATTTAAAAGAAAATCGTAAAAAAATGTTGACAAACTTTAAAATTTGTGATATCATTACAATATGCGAAAAACTTAATTAGAAAGCAGGTTTTAACCTATGCACCAACTTCGAAATAAAGATAAAAATATGTATCGATTTCTACTTCGCTTCGACGACTCCCTTCGAAAAAAAATGGTTGAGATCGGTGAACGCGAATCACGCAGTTTGAACTATTTAATCAACGAGGCTATTGCGGAATACGTAGAACGCCATTCATCATGAGGTGATGTATATGAGCGTAACAATTACTCCAAACCTAAATATAATCCACGATAAGATTCCTCGATATAGTCAGGAGCTAGATCCCTATATCTTTGAATTTTTCGACTACGTCCAAACAAACTTATCTACACCTTTTACTGTTCAAAATCACAACGAGTTAATTGTTCATATCACAGATGTTATTGCAAATCTAATCCGCGTCCACATCGGACAAGAAGCTATTCGTAACGGAAAAGACCCGGATTACTCACGAGCACACAATATGAAACCACGTATCGATGAACTAACGATGCTCTTCCACGTGTACTTTCCAACAATTCGACTTTCACTAACACGTGATTCATCCGAAAGCGATATTGCAGTTTATGAATACTTCGGACCACGCGCAGGAACATATACTTTTGATCCAACACGCATCGAAAGTCTTTTGTATGATATTCAAGCAAATAGCACTTTATCGGCAATTAAATCGTATCAAAATGCAATTCTTTCAACAGCACCTTACGCTCTTGAGACACATGATCCGAATATTGTTCCTGTAGGAAACGGACTCTACAACAAAAAGACAAAACAGTTAGAACCGTTTCGACCTGAATACATTACAACTACAAAGATCGCAACCAACTACAACCCAAGCGCATCTAAAATTGTCATTCACAATGATGACGATGGTACAGATTGGGATGTTGAATCATGGTTAGCGGATATTGCAGGCGGATTGTCAAACGCATTCGATAAAGACACATATGATTTATTTTGGCAAATTATTGCCGGATCAATTAATCCAGGTCAAATTAACGCCAAAGCTGTATTCTTCTACTCATCTGTCGGTAACAACGGTAAAGGAACGTACGGACAACTTCTTAAAAATCTAGTCGGTAAAGACAACTACTCATCCCTTGCAATCCCTGCTTTCAAACATGAATTCATGAAAGCTAAACTAATTGGTAAAACAATTAATATTGCGGACGAAAACCCCGTCGATATCTACCTAGACGACGTACAAGATTTCAAAGCTATGATTACAGGCGATGACATCATGATCAATCGTAAACATAAGGATCCTATCACAGCCCAAATTAAAGCCATCAATATTCAGATGTTGAATGGTCTTCCTAAAACACGTGATAAATCGGACTCATTTTATCGACGTCTAATCATCGTTCCATTTTTGTACTCGTTCACAGGCAAAGGCGAGAGAGCTTATATCAAATACGACTATATTGCTCGTCAAGAAGTATTAGAATACGTTCTTAAAACAGCACTTGAGCTCCCACACTTCAACGAGTTTATAACACCAGAACGTTCGAAGATTGCACTAGATCAATACAAAGAAGATAATAACTCCGCTGTAGAATTTTGGAATGAATTTAAAAACCAATTCAGTTGGGACGTACTCCCACCAAACTTCTTGTACGATTTGTATCTCGCTTGGTTCAACATCGAACACGGTGGCGAACGTGGAAGTTATTTCTCAAAGAAAACATTCTTGAGTCATCTTCAAATGTATCTAATTGCCGATGACGAATGGGAATTCAAAGCAACACACGCAACAAGTGCTAGTAGTTTTAACACGGGATCGATGATGGATGCTGATGAACCTCTCATCACGGATTACAATCTTGTTAATTTCTTCGATAAGAACTATTCAGGTAAAGACCTTGAACTAAAAAGAGCTTTTCCCCGACCAGCACGTGTTCGCGGTATTGTGAGAAAGCAAAAACAAACAACTTAGAAAGACTTATATGAAACTCAAAAAAACAACAAATGATTTAATCGAAAGTGATTTTGAATTAGAAACCGGCGATGTTTTCGATGACGCACAATATCAACGTATTCGAGATTTGTACTTCAAAGATCATGTTCAAGATGCGTCCCTAGCGGGGCGTGTCGTGCATGATCGCACACGAGTGCTTATCTCTCACGATGACGATATTGTTCACACATATGAAATTGCATTGAGCGTCCAATATGACGAAACAGGAACTCCTGTCGATGGAGGGCTATTCTTGGCAGATATTTATCAACCACCACAGTTGAACGATAATGTGTATACATTCTCCCAAGATTTCTCAGAAATTGACATTGATCATCCAATTTTTGATGCTCTAAAAGGACAACCACTCATCAACATTCATCCCGACGAACAACTAATGGACGCAGAACTCGCACCAGCTTTGTTCTTGGGTTCTTATGAAGACATCGAAAACGAACTCATCCTCCAATTCATGGCAGGACATATCGCTTGGATCAACTTTATAACGGTGTAAATATGAAAAACTTAGTAAACACTTTAGAAAACTTAAAAGCCACGTCTAAGATTTCTAAAAAGACTGCCTTATTAGAAACAATCCAAGACCCAACTATCAAACGGGTCTTGAATTTTCTAGGCGATCCAAATCAAGTCGTCGGCATTTCAACGAAGAAACTTCAAAAAAACATCGAACCGATTTCCCACACCTTATCCTTTAGCGAGCTTCTCGATTACTTGCTCGTACACAACACCGGCACAGAAAACGAAGTCGGAATGGCACTGTACACGATCAACCAATACGACCAACATACACAAGACGTGTTACGACAAATTATTGGAAAATCGTGGACAACCACTGTCGGCGCAGCTCTTTTAAACAAAGTCTTCGGCGACAACTTTATAGACGTCTTCAGCGTACAACTTGCATATCCTTATGAGAAAAAAATCAACGGTTATTCCGATGATACCTACTTCTTCGTCACTCAAAAACTAGACGGTTTTCGAGCTGTCGTTGAAGTAAATAAGGGTAAAGTTATTTCTGTCAAGACACGTAAAGGAAAAGTAATCAACGGTCTTACCGAACTTAAAACCGACATTGAGAGCGTCCTTAACAACACGTCGCACATGATCTTCGATGGCGAACTTCTCTTAGAAGATACTAACGAGAATCTCTCAAGTGTCGAACGATTCCAAAAAACAGGACAGCAACTCTCCGCAGATGGCGAGTGCCTAAACATTGGATTCAACATCTTTGACGCACTCCCATATGATGAGTTCAAGCAAGGCATCTCTGAGCGTTCCTATAAAGAACGACGCGAACTGTATATGGCACCGTTCACGGCGGGAAACCTTGTCCGCGTTATCCCAATACTCGGGCGCACAACAAAACACGACATCCATAAATGGAGCGATTATGCAACAGAACACGGATTCGAAGGTGTTATGTTAAATGATCCTGATGCTAAATATGAAACTAAACGCGTCAAAGGACTTCTCAAAGTGAAAAAGATGCATACAGCAGATTTACCGATTGTTGGTTTTGAAGAAGCCATTGACGGCAAAAACCGAGGCGGTCTCAAATCACTCATCGTACAACTCGATGACGAAAATACTGTCAACGTAGCATCTGGGCTAACTGAACAACAACGAGAACACATCTGGAACAACCGTCAAGATTATCTTGGACGAATCATCGAAGTACAATACTTCGAAGAAACTCAAAACAAAAACGGCGGTCGATCTCTCCGATTCCCCGTCGTACGAAGTTTCCGTGATGATAAAACGATCGAGGACGTCAACATAGAATAACATTGACGAATCTCGTCGCAGATTAACTTTGAGATCATCGTCATAGACTCACTTTAACAACATCAACACAGAACAACTAGAAAGGCACTTTTACGACAACTTTTATGATTTTATTTAACTTACTGCTAAGTACAGCGCTACTGATCACAACACCCGATGCATCTGGCGAATACAAAAAGGTTCAAATTCCGCCAACAACGCATCATGCGGTAAAACTTGCAAAAAAACAATCAACAGTAAAACCTGTTGAAAAACCTGAACCAAACACGCTCGCCTTTGACGGTGTAAAATTACATGTAGGGGAACTCGTAGCGGGAAATCTCTTCGTAGATCGTGGCCCGAATCTTCAAAATTACATCAATCAAGGATTCATCGGCCAAGCATGGCACGCTCTCAACAACAATGACGGTCTCGTCACATACATGGCGGGTCATAATCCTGGCGTAATGAGTCCTCTCGTGGCCTATGTTGCTGTTGGGAAATCCGTGCAAGTAACAGACGCGCAAGGTTCTTCGCGCGAGTATATCTTTACGGATGTCTTAGAAACGCCTATGGGTGTGCAACAAAACGGCGTCAATCAAGCAGTCGTCGACTACACATACTATCACATGGACGATCACGAAGGCATCGTTATCCAGTTCTGTAGACCTGAAAGAGGCATCATGCAGCTATGGATCGCCTCACCCAAATAAACTTTGAAAGGACGCCAACAAATGGAATTAGTACTACTTCAACTAATATCTTGGTGTTTAGGCTTCATAGTGTTCTATGCATATCTCATATTTGGTAACAAATATGCGGATAATCATACACTCATACTAACAATTTTGTTAGTCATTCTCACAGTTTTAACGATTGGCTTATTCTTCACATTGGGATACCAATCGTTTTCTGTACATTAGAAAGGATATCATGTCTAAACAAAAAACATTAGCTTTATTCAAACCCGATGTTATTGAACAAAATCTTTCGTTAAAACTAATTGAATTGATTTACCAACACGGTTTCGTTATTCTTGCAATGGAAACCGTACGTCCATCGAAAGAATTACTCAAAAAACACTATAAAGATTTAGTAGATAAACCATTCTTTCCAGCATTACTCGAATACATGACATCACAACCAATCACAGCGTTGATTCTCGAAAAAGAAAATGCAATAGATGATTGGCGGGAACTAATGGGTGCAACAAACCCCGATAACGCAAAACAAGGTACTATACGCGGTGATTACGGTCAAAAACATCAAACCGGAAACACGTTAAAAAATCTCGTGCACGGATCCGACTCAATCGAGAACGCTGAACGTGAAATTAATTTGTGGTTCCCTAAATTTGGGCTTGTATCAACCTCTAAATAGTGATATACTAGAAATCACGAAAGGACAAATGTAATGATCTATCCAAACTCAGCTAATTGGTTTCTTGCAAACGAACAAATGGATGCAAAACGCCTAATGGCATACATGTATTTTTTCCATGCATGGTCATGTGCGCTCATTAGTGATTACGATGATGATCTTGAATTTAGAGTGACACCAAACGGCGTCACTGAAACCACGATTAAAAAGGACTTTGTGCTTAACGAATTCGATTATCCTACAGAAGAACCATCTGTCAAGAACAAATGGCTGTATGAATCGATTCTTGAAACGTACAAAGACTATAAAACATCGGAGCTCTATGAGATTATCAAATCCGACGAGCCCTACAATTGGGCTAAGCAACGAAAGAAACTCAAAAATATTATCACTAATAATGAACTACAAAAATTCTATCGATTTTTGTACAAAAAATCTAGGTAGGTGCCTTCGCACCTACCGTGTTCTATTATGAAAATAAATTATCAAAAAGGAAGTATTAACTCTATGAAGAAATCTACTAAACAAACAATTACCCTTGGTGCTACTGTTCTCGCAGCAACGGCCGCTACAAATGCCGTTCATGCTGACGAAGTCGTAACACCTGTCGCTCAACCACAAGTTGAAACCACTGTCACAACTACAGCACAACCACAAGAAGTAACTCAAAAAACTGTGGATGAAGCAAAATCAAAAGCTGACGAAACTGCAAAAGCCGTCTCTGAACAAGAAACAGTCGTAAAAGACGCAACCGCTAAAGCAACAGAAGCTGAAACTCAAGAACATGCCGCTTCAGAAACTTATGCAAAAACAAAAGAAGCGGCTGAAAAAGCAACTCCTGAAACAACTGCTAAAGCTGAAGAAGCAGTCAAAGCAAAAGACGCTGAAGTAAAAACAGCTAATGATGGTGTTAAATCCGCAGAAGAAGGCGTTCAAAAAGCAACTGACGCTGAAGCTAAATCAAAACAAACTCTTGACGATGCACACTCAAAAGTTGCAACTGAAGAAGCTAAAGTAAAAGATGCTCAAAACAAAGTAAACGACGCTGAAAAAGCTTACGAAGCAACTACACCAACAAAAGCTCAAGAAGCTGTAACTAAATCTGAATTGAAAGCAAAAGATGCTGAATCAACTCACAAAGCAGCTCAAGATGAATTGACTCGTGCAAAAGAATTCGACGCATCTCGTCAAGCTAAAAT